CCAGAGCTAAACGAAAGGGCAAGGCTAAGGGCAAGCAGTTTGTGGCTCAACCGAAAGCAATTGCTCGGAAGGTAAGGAAGTACAGAACTTGAGCTTTACGAATACTTTAAAGCAGGAAGAGCTTACTATGCTTCGTCGCATTGTGAAGAATATTCACTTTCAGTATTTTGATCAGAAGCATGGCAAGTCTTTTGTCACTGATAGAATGCTGGACAATGTGATTGAGAATATTGGGCCTGAAGCTGCTGAGAGAATGATTAAGTCCGGAGTGGACAAAGGACTGCGCTAGTGGTTGATTTTAAGTACAAGCCTGACGGTGAGCGGCTTAAGTCCTTTATGCGGGACGATACTTTTTTTCGTGGGGTAAGGGGGCCTGTTGGTAGTGGTAAGAGTGTTGGGTGTTGTGTCGAGGTTTTTCGCAGGGCTTTGGAGCAGAAGAAAGCGCCAGACGGAAAGCGAAAATCCAGATGGGCAATTATACGAAATACAAACCCACAGCTACGAACTACGACTATTAAAACATGGCTTGACTGGTTCCCAGAAAACGACTGGGGAAAGTTCACATGGTCGGTCCCGTACACGCACCACATTAAAAAAGGTGAGATAGATCTTGAGGTTATCTTCTTAGCATTAGATAGACCTGAAGACGTTAAGAAACTCTTATCACTAGAGCTTACTGGAATATGGATCAACGAAGCTAGGGAAATCCCTAAGTCAATCATTGATGCGTGTACAATGCGGGTGGGTCGATACCCTTCAATGCGTGACGGTGGGCCTAGTTGGACTGGCGTTATTGCTGATACCAACGCGCCTGAAGAAGATCACTGGTGGCCTATTATGTCAGGTGAGGTTCCGATTCCCGACCACATACCGCGTGAGCAAGCAAAGATGCTGGTTAAGCCAGACAACTGGCGGTTCTTTACTCAGCCCTCTGGAATGGTTGAGGTTAAGAATGAAGAGGGCGAGATTGAAAATTATAAGCCCAACAAGGAAGCTGAAAACACAAAGCACATGATGAAGTCTTATTATCCTAACTTAATTCAGGGTAAGACAAAAAGCTGGATTGATGTGTACGTTATGAATAAGCTTGGCTCAATTCAGGACGGAAAGCCTATATACCCTATGTTTGCCACGGATGTTCACGTTGCCAAGGAGGAGATAGCGATTGCTGCTGGCGCTCCTTTGTATGTTGGCTTGGACTTTGGACTAACTCCCGCTGCTACTTTGGGTCAAAAGATCCGTGGGCGATGGTTGGTGCAAGCTGAGATTGTTGCATTTGATATGGGCATTGTTAGATTTGCTGAAGTTCTTAGGGAAGAGATTGCAACTCGTTTCTCAGAATGTTCCGATGTGTATATATACGGCGATCCCGCTGGTGACTTTAGAGCGCAGACTGATGAATCTACTCCCTTTCACATTCTGCGCGGCGCTGGCTTGAGGGCATTTCCTGCGCCTTCCAACTCTGTTGACCTTCGGCTTGAGTCGGTTTCCTCCCAGCTGAACAAGATGGTTGAAGGGAAGCCAGCGTTTTTAATTGATCGTAGATGCCAGCAATTAATCAAAGGCTTTGAGGGTGGGTATCAATACAAACGTATGGAAGTAAGCGGCGAGCGGTATGCAGACAAGCCAGACAAGAATATGTTTTCCCATATTCATGATGCGCTGCAATACATGATGCTTGGTGCTGGTGAAGGCAGAGCATTGATGAACAATCAAAAGCCAGCCCGACCCGTTGTTGCCAATAGAAACTTTGATGTGTTTAACAAGAAGCCGACCAAGCAAAGAAGACAAGGCCTATGGGCTAGAATGTAATTGTGCGTTGCACTTTTTACTTTTCTCTGCTTTTGGGGTTTTAACAAAGGAGATAGCTTATGTGCGGAAGAAGAAGCAAACCTGATCCAAGGATTAAGGAGGAGCAAGAGAAATCAAGAGCGGCGGCAGAGGCGGCTAAAGAAGCGGCAGTTGCAGAACAAGTTGATAAGCGCATGAAGCAGCTTGAGCTAGAGCGCGAGAAGGAAGCAACTGCGGCTGCTACCAAAGCAGCGCAAGAGGCAAAGACTAGACGCCAAGCTGAGATGGAGCGCAAGGCTGAAACGGATCGTCAGGCAAAGCTTAAGTCTGAAGCTGAAGCTGCTAAGAGAGAGCGAGAGTCTTTATTGGCTAGAGCTAAGGGCTCATTTGGTCCAGAGACAGTAAGAGGCAAAGGCGATGGTGAATTTGTTGCTGGCTCTGAAGTAACTGCTGCTGGTACTGTTGGCGATTCTGATGCTGCAAAGCGTAGACGCTCTACACGCGGGGGCCGTGGTCGCCGTAGCTTATTAACATCTTCTGCGGGTGGCATGGGATATTTCAGTAGGTTTTTATAATGATAGTAGACCCAATCGCAAAAGAATACCTAAAGCGGTATGAGAGAGCGAAGGCAAAGCGCACTAACTTTGTTGACGTATTTGAAGAGTGCTATGAGTATGCGCTTCCGCAGCGCGAATCATTTTACTATGAGTCTTCAGGGCAAAGGCGTGACGATAAGATCTTCGACGAAACTGCTGTTGTAGGTGTTCAAGAGTTTGCCTCAAGGCTTCAGTCTGGTCTTGTTCCAAACTTTGCGCGTTGGGCTGATTTAAATGCTGGGTCTGAAGTTCCAAAGGAACAGCGTGACGCAGTAAACAATGACCTAGATGAAGTAACTGAATATGTCTTTGAGGTAATTCAGAACTCCAACTTTGCTCAAGAAGTGCACGAGTCCTTTATGGACTTGGCAGTCGGGACTGGTATTCTGGTTTGCGAGGAAGGGGATGCAATTACCCCCATTCGTTTTTCAGCTATCCCCCTTCCACACGTCATTCTGGACACCGGCCCCGACGATAGAATTGACCACGTGTTTCGTGAAAGAAAGAACATTAGGTTCGATCAGCTTAAGATAATGTATCCAAAGGGAACATTTAATAACGAGCTTCTTGGCTTAATGGCGAATCAATCTGACCAAACAACAACTGTCCTTGAGATTGTTTGCCGTGATTACTCCAAGATAAATGAAGAAGCTTACTATCATTACGCAATCTGCATGACCACAAAGTCTGTGCTAATGAAGCGTCAGATGAAAGGCTTGGGATCTAATCCCTTTATTTGTTTTCGTTGGGCTAAATGCGCTGGTGAAGTTTATGGACGAGGGCCTTTGTTCAATGCCCTTTCTGCAATCAAGACAACCAATCTAACTGTTGAGTTAATACTTGAGAATGCACAAATGGCTATCTCTGGTATTTACCAAATGGAAGATGATGGGGTGGTAAATCCTGATACTATTAATTTAGTTCCGGGCACGATCATCCCGAAGGCGATGGGGTCCGCAGGATTGCAACCTATACAAGCAGCGGGAAGCTTTGATGTTGCTCAATTGATTCTTAATGACATGAGAAACAATATCAAGCGAGCGCTATACAACGATATGCTTGGCGATCCGAATAGAACTCCTGCCTCTGCAACTGAGGTTGCGGAACGTATGGCTGACTTATCTCGTCGGATTGGCTCTGCATTTGGAAGATTGCAAGTAGAGTTGGTTCAGCCTGTCTTGCAAAGAGTCATTCATATTTTAAAGAAGCAGGGGCGCATTGATGTGCCTATGGTGAATGGTCGTGAAGTTAAAGTTAAGTCAGTGTCGCCATTGGCGCAAGCGCAAGCCAACCAAGATATTACGGCAGTATCGCGCTTCCTTGAATTGGCTCAAGGCGCGTTTGGCCCAGAGATGATGCAGCTACTTATTAACAGCGAAGAGACTGCTGCTTATCTAGCTAAGAAGTTTGGTGTGCCAGATACTTTAATAAGAGATCCACAAGAACGCGAACAGATAGTTGCAATGATGCAGCAAATGCAGCAAACTCAGGGGCAAGCACCACAACCAATGGAGTAATGCTTGAACCAGAAGATTAATGTAGGCGTTGATGGAATACAGCGGCCACAAGACAAGGATCGTGAGATCAGTCAAAACATAGCAACGCTGCTTGGCTCAGACACAGGCCAAGCGGTGTTGAAGTATTTAAGGTCGATTACCATTGAGATGGTACACGGACCTAATGTTACTACGGAAGAATTGCGCCACATGGAGGGCCAGCGTTATATCGTTGGCCTTTTGGAAAGTCGTATGAATCATGCACACAAGGTAAAGAATAATGGAACAAGAAGCACAAGCAAGTGAAGCACCAGTAGAAGCACAGGTTGATGCAACACCAGAGGCAGCACCCGATCGCCCTGAATGGCTTCCTGAAAAGTTTAATGATCCAGCGGATTTAGGCAAAGCATACAAGGCACTTGAGTCTAAGCTAGGCGAAAAAGAAGAAGATGTTCGCAATCGCTTAATGGAAGAGTTGCAAACTCAAGCGTCTGAAGGCGTTCCTGCAAGCGCCGGTGAATATGAGTTGCCAGATTTTATTGATAGCGAAGAGGCATTGCAGAGCGATATGCTTCAGCAATGGGCAGAGCACTGCCATGGCAATGGATATACCCACGAAGAATTTCAAAAGGGTATTGAGATGTACATGAATGGCATGGGTCCAGAGCCAGATATGGAGGCTGAGGCAGCAAAGCTAGGAGAAAACTCTACAGCTAGGATCGAAGCAGCGAACCTGTTTGCCAATCAGTTCTTTCCAGAGGAGGCTATCCCAGCGATTGAACGCATGTGCGAAACGTCTGAAGGAATTGTTGCGCTTGAAGCAATCATGTCAGCGATGAAAGACCCAAGCGTTTCAGAGCAAAACAACATTGCTGCAAACTTTAGCGAGGTTGAGTTGCAGGATATGATGAAGGATGAGCGGTACTGGAACCCAGCTAGACGCGATGACAATTGGGTTAATAAAGTAAATGAAGGGTATCAGAAACTTTATGGATGAGATCAAAATCATGGAAAGGGGGTCTTACTACCTGACTCCCTTTCAAGAGGATCATGTGTATGAGTTCATACACGTTATTCATCCAGAAAATGTGCGAGAGCTATATAAGCTTGGTCATACTAATGTCATTGATGCGCTAAAAGAAATGACTGAGATGAGCGAGGTTTATCTTGTTCGGGATGGTAAGGGCGAGATTGTTTTTGTTGGTGGCCTGTTTTTCGACCAAGATACGCCTCAGATGTTTGCAATGTTTAGCAGCAAGCTCAAAGACAACTTCACTGTGTTAGCTCGCGGATCGAAGATGCTTATAAACTTTTTTGATAAGTCATACCCCATGCTTTCTATGACGATTCAGGCTGATTACGAGTCAATGTTGAATTGGGCAGCATGGCTTGGATTCGAACCTGTTGGCATCTCTGATTATAAAAATGCACAATATGTTGAATTTGTGCGTTGCAATCCTGCGAAAAATTATGTTTCACATGAAACATCACGGCCCGTAATGCACTGAGAAGCCCAATAGGATACCTTCGTTGATGATGCCACACGGATAACCAGATGCCCGTAACAACAACTTAGGAACTGTAAAATGGCTAATACAATCGACCAAGCCTTTATCAAGCAGTTTGAAACCGATGTGCATCTTGCTTATCAGCGCATGGGTTCCAAGCTTCGCAACACTATTCGCTCAACAAACGTAACTGGTTCTGTTGCTCGTTTCCAAAAAATTGGAGCCGGTGCAGCATCAACTAAATCACGCAACGGTGACGTTACCGCAATGGAATTGGCGCACACCAACGTTGAAGCAACCATGGCAGACTTCTATGCTGCGGAATACATCGACA